GCACCACCAGCAACACCACCAACAGGACCAATCAAACCGGGATAGATTGGAATTTGAGTAGCGGTAGCACCAACGTCAGCCGTAACAACAAACTGACGGAGAGTACCTTGAGATTGCTTAGTTACGCGGTTAACACCATTGACACCATCAATAGTGATAATATCACCTTTCTTAAGTGAGCCTAAAGCTGGCATAGCAGAGGTAGTAATATTACCACCGCCAGTACCAGTAGATTGACCACCACCAGCAATAGTAACACCGTTAGTATAGTTACCAGACGTATGAGTAATAACAGTCTGATCACGGAACCAACGCGCATAACCCAAACCAGACTTCATCTTACCGCTACGGAATTGAGCGGAAATTTCAGGGGTTGGATTGAGCAATCCTTGAAGCGAAGTAGTAGTACGCGCGTCAGTCTTAGGAGAGTTGACAACGCGACGGTCCATATCATCAGCGCCTTGATCGTCAAGAATAGCGTTAGCGTCTAAGAACTGCTCAGACGTTGGCGTAATGATATTGCCAGCAGCGTTTACGTTAGAGACAAAGTTACAAACACCACCTTCAGAACCAAGCATAACGTCAAGCGCAACTTTACCAGCAAGCGCATTAATCATCGGAGCCATAACAAGGTCCGAATAATTATCAATGCTCATGGTACGCTCAGCCGTAGTATAAGGCGTAGCTACGTTCTTTTGCGTCGAAACAGTTAAGCTAGTGAACTGTTGCGTATTATCCTGCAACTGCATCGCAGGACCGTCAGTAACGATAAAGTCAGAAGGCAGACGAATACGGAGAGTGTCACCAATCTTTGCACCATCAATAGCAAACTGCTTATCGTATTGAGTATCCATGTTCATAATGAACAGATTACTATTCTTAAAGAGACGTACAGCCTCTTTAGTAATCATGTCGATTGTCAAATATGTATTACCAGCCATAATTAAAAGTCCTGATTTAAATGGGTTAAACTGATAGGGTTAATATGACTGATGCTTGGGTCAGTCTTTTTAACAAGCTATCAGGGCCATTAACCGGACCAAGGCGGGTTTAGCTTTTAGCTCAACAGGGTTTTTAACCGAACCAAGACGGAATTTTTAAATAATTGCAGAAACTTTAAACTTTGTAAATAGGCAAAGTGTGGGTAATTGAAAATATTTTACCCACACTTTGATGAGTTTAGTTGTAACCGCGTTGCTTATTTCTTTCTTCAATTTGTCTTGCGCGTTTAGCGTTAAATTCCTCTTGGGTTTCTTTACCAGTGATACGATTGTTGTCTTTTACCGCACCGTCAACAGGGGTAATAGGAGGCGGTACATTAGAGCGTTCACGCCTTACAGGTTTAGCTTCCTCTTTAAGCTTATCTGAAAGGCGAGTAAGTTTAATAGCAAGCCTACGTTCATTATTACGCAAATCATAAATTTCTTCAGCTTCATCTACGTTATCAGCTAGATAATTAAGGACAGCACCACCATTCTTATTATCTAGCTCAGCTAATGTATTGATAACTGCTCTAGGTATTGGTCCTAAATCTTCAGCTAGCTCCTGCACTTTACGCGGAAAATTAGTATCAATTTTAATAGCAGCCGCTTCTAACGTATCGCAATTATCTTCAAATTCTTTTTTAGCGTCCTCTAATTGTTTTTCTCTAAGCTTTTCTGCTACTTTTTCAGCAGCACGCCTTTCGACTTCTTCCTCAGTCAAACCTTCTACAGGTTTTTCTTCTAAACGCCTTTTTAATTCATCACGTTCACGCTCAGCAGCAGTTTTTTCAGCAGCTAATTTATCCCATTTACGCTGCTGACGTGCTTGCTTACGGTCCTCTTTTTCTTTAGCTAGCCTAGCGGTCTTTTCTTCATCTGTTTCTTCTTTATTTTTATCTTCTTCCTCGTCTTTATTTTCATCCTTATCTTTTTCATCTTCTTCTTTATTTTCTTCTTCATCGTTATCTTCTTCATCACCAGTTTTATCTTCAGTATCTACTGGTGCTCTATTTTTATCTTCTCCGTCTGTGCTATCATTAATTTCAATAGCATCGCGTTCTTTCTGTGCATCAGAACGTGTATCTTGCTCACCTTCATTAGGTGGAGCTAACAGAAAAGAAGCAGTATTTAAAAATTTATTGCGAAGGATATACATTTATTTTATTCCTGAGTTATATATTGATAAAGTTTTTTAATTTCGTCTTTTTCAGTAATGTAATTTAAACCAGACACATATTTTATAATTTCATTTCTTTTATATAGTAAAATAATTAAATCATCTACATAATTCTGAGCTTCAAGAGTAGGAGCCATATTTACATTTTCATTTTTAGGCTCAGGCTCAGCGATAGGCTGATATTTTTCAGCATCTTCAACTTTTACAGGCTTAGGTTCATCCTTAAAAACTTCTTCTGCTGGAATAGGCTCAGCAGGTTTAACATCTTCTACTTTTTCTTCTACCACTTCTTCTACTTTTTCAGTCATATCTATATTTCTTTTTTTAATCTCTGTTAAAAAAGCATCCTTTAATTCTAAATAAGCTGGATTAGAAGAAGGCATAGCACCTACTGATTTATCATTGTTAGGATCAAATTTAATATGACTACTAGCTTCTTTTCGCTTAGCGTCAGAAGTTTCAAAATTTTTAAAATTAGCAATTAACTGTTCATCAGTTAATTCTGAGATTTCTTTTCCAGCTATCAGCATATCTTTTTCATTTCTTTTATTTTGCTACGCGCCATAGCTTTTACGTCTTTCATCATCGCTTTGTCACGCTTTATTTCTTCTGCTCTTTGAACAGTACGCAAAGCATTTTCTATTTCATACTTACGAACTTGAGCCTTATCTTCAACAGGAGAAGAAGCTGTATCAACACAATCTGATAATTTAGATTTCTTTTTTGCCATTGCTAGCCCCTGTATTTACAATGATAGGTTTCTCTAAAACAACATCATCAGATGTAAACTCAGTATTATTTTCAAATGCTTTGATACCGTTGTTACTCAACTCAGGATCGTTAGTACGCTCCATAATAGCATTATAAATCATATCCTTTTGGTCTGCCGGTAAAGACGGATTACCAAGCATATCTGTTAAAAGTTCTACCGCTTTAGGAATAAATTTTTCAACATTCGCTTTTGCAAACTTTCTAGCATCTTTATGCTTAGAAGTTAAACCGCTTGAACGCCCCGCCTCATAAAAAGTAGCTGCTAGTTCAAGAGCAGTTTTTTCAATAAGTAAATGATGTGGCTCTACCACATGATTGTTTACGCGGATTATTTTTCTAGAGAGACTACCCATATTTAAAATTTAAACTCCATTTTCATTTTCAATAGATGCTTCAACAGATGCTTCAGGTAAAGCTATAGGTGTTCCACCATTATTCATACCGGGAGCGTCAGCTTCTTCTGCTCCAAACTTTTGACCATTCTGCAATGCTTCAATAACAGCATCCTTAATCAAAGGCTGTATCTGCTCTACAGAAATTCCCGGACCTGAATTACCCAAAGCTGTTAAGCGATCACTGATAGCTCTGTAATCTTCTCTAATTTCTTTAATAGCTTTTATAGTAGCGTCGTCTACAGCTACTTTTTCTTTTAATTCTAATTCACGTTCTTTAATATCAAATTCACGCGACCTATCAGCTAATTCTTGAGTTTGCTTAGCGATAATAGCTAACTGCTGTTCAATCTTCTGAGCAGCTTGCTCCATTGCTTCAGTCATTTGTGGGTTAGGTGCATCACCAAGAACATTAGGAGGAATAATACGCCTCCAACGCTGAGCAAGCAACTGAGCTTCAGGAAAATCTGCAACCTTCCAAAGAATATCACCAGCAACATTCATAAATTCTTTATTAGACGCTGCGATCTGAGTTAAAGCATTAAACGCTTCTTGACGCCTTGTAGCGAAAGAAGGCCCGGTATCAGATTGAACTGTATAAATACCTACATTAGGATTGAATATAACATCAATCGCTTGCTCATTACTTACAGTAGGTTCTCCTTCTGGCAATACCTTTTTAAAAGCTTCAGCAGCTTTAGGATCAATAGTTAAATTAATAACTGTGCCGTCCTTAGCTTCAATACGCATAATACGTTTTTTATCATAGATTTTTGGAATTAAATCTATGAGAATTTTACCAGTGTAACGAATGCCAATAGCTTGACCATCAATAAAATGATAAGTTGCTCTATCGCCTTGACGTTGGCGCGCGTTAATAGCTACTCCTGA